AGTTTCACCACTTGTTTGAAAAGTGTTAGCAATTGTAACAACCGTAGCACCCGAGTCCATATGGAAACCTTTACTTTGTACATTCCAAGGTTGAGCCTCCTGACCTGGACTTGAAATCCAACTAGGTGGTGTTTGTTTTCCTTTATAAGTTAAAAACGCCTCATCAACACCATATTGGGTTGAGAACCCTAAATAAGCTCTTCTAACAATATCTCCCGCAGATTCTGTTGTATTCGCAGCTCCACCGAAAGGAGGGTTTGTAATAGTTTCACCTGGGTAGAAATATTTTGTTTTATATTGAATATATGGTGAAGGATATGTAGAAAGATTTTCATACTCTCTTTGTGTGTATCCACGGAATCCACAAGGTATTGCATCTATAGGAGCCGTTGGTGACAATTCAACCATAACATATTTTGAAAGTAATGCGTATTCACCGTTAGATGTACCAATCTTAACACCAATAAAGTTGTTAGACGCTGGGTCCATATTACAGTTAGTGAATTTTTCAATCACAACTGGATTAGAATCAGTATCAAAGAAATTTCTAACTAATACATCAAAAGACATGTTATTAAAAGAAAGATTTGCAATTGAAACCTTAACCTCCGTATTTGCAGCATCTCCATCAGAAATCGAAATTAATTTGAATAAGTTGTAAACTTTATTACCTCTTAATTCAGAAACCAAGAAAGGTGTTTCAGGAGATTGATATCTTTCTAAACTATATGCAATAGATGCGTTGTTTTCACTTCTAGCACCTGGAAGGTCAATTAGAGTAGTATTTAATCCTCTAATATATCCTTTTTGATATGCAATGTTTAATGACGCTTGATAAGACTCCTCAACAAATACAGGTACAGTAAATCTATCTTTTCCAAAATTATCAACACCAAAAACTTTAGTTAAATATTTTGAAGATGATGCCAATAAAGAAGTTTCAAGTTGGAAAGTTATTCTTTCTCCCGTATTAAAATCTGCTTTAGTAATACCAGAAACTATAAATGAACCATAGGGGTCTTTAGTAACACCAGAATAAGCACCATTTGTAACTAATTGTAAATCTGTTAAACCTGTAACTTGATAAATAGGACCATGATTTGGTGAAGAAGTGTTGTTTGTGTATTCACAGATACCTCTTGAACGTAAAGTCGCAACAACCATGTTATTAAATTCAGTATATGCAAATCCTGAGAAAGTATAAATTGTACCTGAAACAGTTCCAACAAACGCATCAATAGTTGCTCCTGAAGATAATGCACTTACAATATAATCAAACGAATAACCTGAATAGTTGTCTACAGAATAGTTATTGAAAGTTCCATAATACCAAGAGTCGTTAGAACCAGAACTTAAATCGTTATAGTCATAATCACAATCACCTGGTACACCAAACACATTATTTAAGTTAGGGTAACTACCTGTTAACGAAGACCAATCTGAAGATGGTATTGAACCATAAACCACACAAGTATTACCTGAAGAACCTGAAGTATCAAAAATACCGCTAAGGTATGTGTTAAAGTCTGCCTCATAAGTTGAGGTACTTCCATCACTTAATCTATATTGTGTAGTATAATCATTTTGAACTTCAATAGGTAAAGTTGATGTATCAACAGTAACAGTATTCGCAGAATTACTTCCTGTAAAAGAAGCTGTGAATACTGTACCAACAGATGACGGATTAAAATCAATTGTTAATGGGTCAACATTAGCAGTTACACTAATACTCCAAGACGGACCTGCGTCGTATCCTGATAAACCCAATACTCTTGTTACGAATAATTGGTTTGATTGTTGTAAGTAAGATTTTGCGATATACGCAGCTTCATACTTAGGAATTTGTGTGTTCACAAATTTCACTGGTTCTGTACCACCGAAATAGGATTGGAACTCATCATAGTTAGTTATAAAAATCGGTTCGAAAGCGGGACCTTTTAAAGTTTCCCCAACCACCCCTAAAGTCGTTACACCCACGCTTTGGGCTACGAACGATAAGTCCGTTTCAGAAGTGTATACACCAGGTGAAACGTACACCTTTTTGTTTGCTTGTGCTGTTGCCATTATTAATTAATTCTATTGCAGATTTATTTTAATGATAAATATTCAAGACTAACACAAAAAACTTGACTTTTAGATATGTATTTGTAAACGGTATGATTTTATTCTGCCTTTTTTCTACCTATGAAAACAAAGAAAGAAATAAAGAATCTAAAGATATCACCTGAATCACACGAGGTGTTAAAAAAATACTGCGATAAACGTGGAATCAAGATTTATAAATTTGTTGAAAATTTAATTATAGAAAAGTGTAAGGAGAAGAAAGATATCTATGGTGAGGATTAAACTAACTTACTATCGAAGGTAATTTTAGACTCATAACTATAATCATTCTTGAATGCTTGTATTCTCAAAACATCATTAGTTGTGATTTGAATTAGATTAACATCACTACCATAATAATCGTTATTGATATAGACATCGTAACTTAAAATATTTTCAGTTCCAACCAAAACCATATTGGCAGTATAATCGATAACATCAACCAAAGTCGTATTCCCCACAACAAATAAAAAGTTATTCATAAACTCATCAGGGTTCTCAGGAAACTGATTTCTTTTTTTATTTAATACTCTTGTATCAAGTTCAAATAATTGTGTAACCCTTTGAATTGCTGGCTTAACTTGAAACTCCTCTTCATCAATAAGATACCCTAACATTGTGAAGTCATAACTTTGAACATAATACTTTCTTGCGTCTAAACTCATTTGGGATTCATCCGAAACATTATTCATAATAATTGGAACATACTGTCCTTTAATGAAAGTGTATGCTTGTCTTGATGAAAACTTCTGCATTACAATCTTGTTAAGTTGATTCAACTCTCTCATTCTATTACAAATGATTTTCACACTATAGTTGATATCAACAGGAACTGGTTGAGGTATTGTATAGATATCCATACCTTGTTCATTACCATTCCATGTTGGGACTGAGGCATAATAGAATTGTTTTCTATTTGGTATTGTATATTGTAGTGATGGGTTTGTTCCGTATTTAACTTCGGGACTTCTAACAACTGTGATAAATGGTGGGGCCGGGTTATAATCCAAATCAACAAACAAAGCGGTTTCAACGTATTGAGACCAGTTCTGTGTTGTAATAATAATATCAACCATTGGGACTATTTTTCCCGCAGTAACAACTTTTAAATCTTCTTTAACAAAATCTAACATACCTCTATCCAAATCAGCATGTAATACCGACTTAGGTAAATAAGTTCCGTCTTCATTAATATATTCCAACAATTGTTCTCTACGAGCAGACAAAGTCTTCTTAGGTACTAACGGTAGTGTTGGTTTAACTTGTTTTGGAAATGCCATTATATTCCTCTAAATTCGTTTTCACTTACATAAGTAGCAACAATAGTTCTATAGAACGGCTTGTAACCACCATAAGTGTGTTTATTATCTGACCTTACATATCCATCATCACTTACTGAATAATATCTAACTCGGTCTTCTGTTTCATAATAACCCAAATAGTCACCCTGAAATATTTCAACTCCTAAATCATCAAGTTGTTTTTGATATAATGAAAATTTCATATTTCCAGGTTCTTGTTGTTCAACCTTTGAATTCCCCAAAAGTTTATTACTTGGAGTCATAACTTGAACAAGACCTTTTAATTCGACAGGAGCTAAAAATTGTATACCATCTTCTAACACCTCACCATACACATCATCTATTTTAGTTTTATATCTATCAACACGATATAATATAACAGTAAAGTTCATATCACCCTCTAGCCACTCTTGACCCATACCCGTATCTAACGTGAAGTCCTCCCCACCAAAAAACTTACCTAATCTTGTAATCGGTACTAAATTTTCCATATTGATAAATACTTTAATTATAACTATATTTAACTCAAAGATTATTATGGAATAATGGAATTAAGTTTAGAGTCAAAAGCAATGTCCCTATTGGACAACTACGAAGGTCCCAACAACTACATTCTTGAGCTTAAAAGGAAGTCACGGTTGAATAAAAGGTTTTATCCTACAAGGAGTCAATCTGAATATATTATAAACAATCACGACAAGACACCTAAGGTAGCTAAGAAGTGGGTGATACTTGATGCTTATTTTGCTCAGAGATTAGCAGATGATAAATTATACACTACAATACCTGAAAAAGTTTGGGTGGAGAAACTATTAGCGGAAAAAGAAAAGGCGTTTCATATTTGGGGAAAAGTTTTTGAGAACGAGGAACTCCACGATTTTTGGTTACCTAAAGCGGCGGTGATTAAAGATAACACAGTAAAAGATGTTGTTATCAATTATGAAAAATATTCTCATAGACCTCCTCTATCACATCAAAATGAATCAATCCAAAAACTTGTTGAGAACAAGAAATATATTTTGGCTGATGATATGGGTCTTGGTAAAACTACCTCAACCATAATTGCTGCACTTGAAAGTGGCTCCAAAAAAATATTGATTATATGTCCTGCGAGTTTGAAGATTAACTGGCAGAGGGAGATTGCAAACTACACAGACAGAAGTGTTTATATCTCTGAAGGAAAGAACTTCAGTCAAGAACACGACTTTGTTATTATAAATTACGATATTATTAAAAATTTCCATAATGTTAAAAAGAAATCTGATTCGCAAATTCTTGGAGCCAATTTTGATTTGGTGGTTGTTGACGAAGCACACTATATTAAAAACGGTCAAGCACAAAGAACAAAACTAATCAATGACCTTGTAAAGAAAGTTGATAGACTTTGGTTGTTAACAGGTACACCAATGACCTCAAGACCAATGGATTACTTCAACCTATTAAGTTTGGTTGATTCCCCTGTTGCTAAAAACTGGATGGCATACGCCATCAGATATTGTAGTGGGTATCAGTTTAACGCTGGTGGTAGAAAGATATGGAATGTTACGGGAGCTAGCAATCTTGAAGAACTAAGAGACAGAACCGCGGGTCTTACTTTAAGACGATTAAAAGAAGACGTTTTAGATTTACCTGATAAGATTATCACACCAGTATATCTTAGATTAAAGTCGAAAGCATACGAGGAGATTATGGGTGAATATTATGATTGGTATGATAAGAACCCTGACGAATCTAAATCACTTACAGTTCAATTCACCAAGTTAACAAAGATACGACAAGTAATTGCCGATGAGAAGATTACCCAAACAATAGAACTTGCAGAGAATATTATTGAGCAAGGAAAGAAAGTTATCATATTCTGTAACTTCACCAATTCACTTAGTAAGATATGCGAACACTTTGGAAAAGCCGCAGTTAGAGTTGATGGTTCAACACCAAAACACGAAAGACAAAACTCTGTTGACCAATTTCAAGACAATGAAAAAATAAGAGTGTTTGTTGGTAACATCAAAGCCGCGGGTGTTGGTTTAACATTAACCGCCGCTGAAGCTGTTATCATGAATGACCTATCATTCTTACCATCAGACCACTCACAAGCCGAAGACCGTGCCTACAGATACGGTCAAAAGAACAATGTATTAGTTTACTACCCCATATTTGAAAATACCATCGAAGGAGTTATCTACGACATCTTAAATAATAAAAAACAAGTGATTGCCACAGTTATGGGGGACAATCAAAACACGACAGACGCTGCGGAGGAAATTCTCAAGAGAATTCAAGAAATGCGTCGTTAAACGAAAAACGGATTATTTATTATAAGATAGTCCAATAATATGAACAAAATAGAAGAGAAAATTCAACTTACAGAAAATAAGATACTTGAATCAAAAATTGAAGAACAAGCCAATCAGTTAATCACTGAAATGAAAAAAATTGGAATAGAAAAATTACCCTATTCCTACTCAGCCCTCAAACAATTCATTGACGCAGAGACAATGAACTTTCACTACAACAAACACTATAAAGGTTATGTAGACAAGTTAAACAGCGCTTTATCAAAGAATGAATACGGGGACATAGAGTTAGAACAAATTATCAAAACAATAAGTAGGTTCGATAAATCAATCAGAAACAACGCAGGTGGAGCATTTAACCACGCATTGTTTTGGAATATGTTGACCCCAACTCCAAAGAAATTAGAGGGAGACCTTTATAAGAAAATCATAAAAGACTTTGGTAGCTTTCCCGCATTTAAGAAAAAGTTTGAAGCTGTTGCCAAGGATAGATTTGGTTCAGGTTGGGTGTGGTTAGTGCTAACAACAAGAAATACTTTGAAGATAATGTCGACCCCTAATCAAGACAATCCATTAATGAATGTTATTGAGAACGGTGGGTTTCCACTTTTAGGGTTAGACTTATGGGAACACGCATATTACTTAAAATACAGAAACAAAAGAGATGAATATATTGCAAACTTTTGGAAAGTTGTGAATTGGGATTTTGTGACTAAGATGTACGAGATGAAAACTAAAACAAAATTAGCTGAGTCTGCACAATTAAAACAACTTATGTCTGAGGCAAAATCAGAAGCGTGTTCTTCTGAAGAAACTGATTTTTATAGAAAGTTATTCAACACACATAAAGATATTGAATCAAGATATAGAGCTGGTATTGAAAAGATATTAATTGAGGTCTTCAGTGACTTGTATGTTGATAATCCACCAAAAGGAGAATTACCCGGAATATTCAATTTAGAAAATGATGGAAGGTCTGTTATTAATAAACTAAATACAAACTACACAACATTCTGCGTTTTACTTAATGACATCAACAAAGTAATAAAAACAATTGAAGGTAAAAAACCAATTGTATTTAAAGGTAAAAAACCTAATGAACAACTTAAAGAGGTTGTAAGATTTGTTAATGCTTTAGACCATTTTAAATATAGAATTTTTGATACCAAAAGTTCAACCTTTGTTAACATAATGAAAACTCTTGAAGATAAAAATGCTATGGGTGATAAGAGAGAAGAAATCACTGCATCAATATTAAGAAGATATTTTGGTAAAGATGTTAAAATAGAACAAATTGGTAAACTTGGTAGTAAAGAAGATGCGTTATCAGGAATTGATTTGAAATTAACAAATGATGGCAAGACAGAAACAGCACAAGTTAAACCATTCAAAGTTAAAATTGTTGATGAGGAAAAAGGAACTATTATACTTCTTGGTACCGGTAAAGTTAAATACTATAGTACCGATTTGTTAATATTTCAAAAAGGAAAAAACGTTTTAATCTTTAATAAGAAACCCAAAATAGTTAATGGTAATTATGTGTTCCCAATCGATGCTTTGAAGTTAAACATCGAATAAACACTTTGATGATATTTATTTGATATGGCAGTAATCCCAGAACCAGAAAGGTCAAAAATATACACGAGAATTAAACACCTGTTAGGTGCTCCGTTGAGAAGTGTAGAAGTCGAAGATGAAATGATGGACTCTTTGATGGAATTATCTATTCAAGATTACGAAGAATACATTCTACAATGGTTAATTGATAGTCAATGGGTTAACCTTGTTAACTTAAACATGTCTGAAAAATCTGTTGCAAAAGCATTGGTTACAAGAACGATGGATTTTGAACAACAGTTCGCATATTCATATTCAAAAATTGTGGGACTTCAAACAATGGGTCCTTGGGTTTTAAAGAAAGATTATTTCATACTTGAAAAAAACGTACAAAACTACGAAATCCCTGCAGGTCGTGAGGTTAACGAACTTTTATGGTTCAGTAATCAAGCTTGGACTGCGTTTGGTTTGGGTGGATTTGCTGGTGTTGGTGGTGGTGTGGGTCTTGGTGCTGACCAAGCGGGATTTGCTCAAATGGGTAATCAAGGTTCTTATTATATGATGTCAGGTTTTGATTATCTAATCAGAATGCAAGAAGCTAATATTCTAAATAGAATTTTAGGGGGTTCATTAACATATAGAATTACAGGTTTGCCTGATGGTAAAAAGAATGTTTTCTTATACAATACTCCTGGTGGAAAATTTAATTGGAATCAATACAGTAATTATGTGGGAAAGGCGGTATGGTATTGGTATTATGATGTAGGTCCTGATGACAGAGCAGCTTGTCTTAAGGCAAATAAAGATGTTATTAAACTTCCAACAGACGTTCCATTAGAAGAACTATCGTGGGAAGATTTAAACGTACCAGGAAAACAATGGGTTAGAAGATGGTTTACAGCTTATGTAAAAGAAACATTGGCAAGAGTAAGAGGTAAGTATAGCGGTAATTTAAAGACGCCAGACTCTGAAATTACAATGGACTATACAAGTTTACTAACTGAAGCCAAAGACGAAAAATCTAAATTATTAGAAGAATTAACAGGTGCTGAAGGTTGGTTAACAAGATTAAGACCTGAAAAAGTAATGGAGAGAGAAGCCCAAATTGCAGAAAACTTAAACAAACAAATGAAATTTAGAGCAATGCCTCGTCAAATTTACGTAATCTAATTTTATGGCAATAGTAAAAACAATACCCTCAAGAAGAATTATAAACGGGATGCAAATCACCACATCAGAAATCTCAGTGGTTTCCGAATTGGATTATCGCACAAACGGTGAATCGTGTGTTATTGTAACAGGTATACCATTTTCAGTTGTTGTTCTTGATTCAAGAACAACTGACCATGTTGTAGTTAAGTCTATGACACAACTCACAATTAGACCCGACATGGGTAAGATTGATGAGGATTACGATGAAATAGTAATGGACAGATATGCCTGTGTTGAGTTTAGATTTGTTGGAGGTACATGGTATATCTTATCATCAGACGGTTTGAAGAACTCCTAATTTTTCTTTCCATCCTTCTTCAGCCAAATCATACATATAATCAGATTTCAAACCTCTTTTTTCCCAATAACGTAATTCAGGTTCGGTTATATCCATAACATCTTTTTGTAAATCGTCTTGGTCACCATCACCTAATGGATGTCCGTTTATTAACTCACATTGTGATGTTGTAAAGATTCCTCTATCTTGTGGATTATCAACAATCAAATGATTTCTAACTTCGTCTTGGAATACAACCATCAACGGTTCAATTCTTTTGTTGAATGTCGTTATCGCTCTTGGAACATTATAATCACCCGTTAAGTCAGGGTCTTTCTCCAAAATGTCTTTATCCAACATATAACAGTTAACCATAACGCCATCAGTGACTGGTTTTGCCTTAGGGTTATTAAACAGATTTACTGCATTTGTATCCTTAATTTGTTTTACTGTCATCTTTTGAACATCACCTTGAGATGCTTTGGTACCATTATTAACATACAAAATAACATCTCCCAAATTAACCCCCAATCCATTTTGTATTGCCAATTCCATATGTGCCATACGAGACATACTATTACCCGCTTTAGTCTTTGTTGTTAGTCTTTTCTTATACTCATCAAGGGTTAATTTAACCTTTGCTCTTTGAGCAATTTTACTCAACGGAATTTTCTTATCATAAATGGTTTGAAGATATTCATAATAGTATTCTACGAACGCCTTACCATTACCTTCCAATAACATCTTAATACCTTTATCCAAGAACGTCTCGATATACAATGGAAGTTTCTTTGACTTAATACTATTACCGGTTAATTTAATCTTACCCTTAGAATCCATAACCGCATAGTTCTTACGAGCTAAGTTAATACAAGACGGCCATACCCCATCGGTATCAAGTGCCATCTCACCTCTCATAAAGATATCGTTATACTCCGCAACATCAGCTTCGGGACCATAATATTCCTTACCCAACAATACCTTCCAATTCAATCCACGACCAACATAAACTCGTTCTTTGGCATCATCAGGAGTAGAGAAGTTCACACCATCCGTGTCCATTACCAATGGAATATAACCTTTGGTCATAAAAAACTTAATCATCTGACGAAGATATTGTCTACCCGTACAAGTAATTTGTTCTCCCATATACATGTCACCCCACGCATACACCTGAGGTGCTGACAAGGCTCCGAACATCGAGTTAATGAAAATCTTAATAGGTAATTGTTTGTTACCATATGATTCAGACTTTTTACGGTCAATGTTATAAAACTCTTCAGCAAGTTGTTTGTATTTGATACGGGTGTTACGGAAGTAACTTAACATACCTTTCATCGCACCTGTAACATCACAGTCGGGGAATACATCGTGTACGAGCTGAATAGAGGGGTATAGAGACGAGAAGTCGAGCTTTAATACATTCTTACTATAACCAACTTTAAGTAGTCGAGAAAGACCTCCTACGAAGTCTGTCTTGGATTCCTTTGCTGGTATTGCAAGTCCGTGTTTATGAGACCATGCCAACATCAACATCTTCCATAACGTTGCGGTACCCATTGTTGATACTCTCTCATAAGATGTTGGAATCATCGCAGCAAGTAAGAAAGAACCTTGGTTAAACTCTTGGTCAACCTTTAAAGTTTCATCCAAGTCATCGTCAAGATATCTCTCAACAATATTATCTCCTGTTGTTTTGATATAAACATCAGTTCTTTTTTCACAAGCCTCATCAATCTTTGGGTCAACCTTCGCCTTTCTATATTTACCGTTTTGTATATTCAACCAATAATCTTCTTTGTTAGTATACATTTTACCAATATTCTCGTGGTCGATATACACACGGTCAGGAGCTTCAGCGCTAATAAACTTTGTAATATATTTCAAACCCGCAGCCTTGATGCTCGAGTTAATTGCTTGAGCTCTACGAACAGCATGAATAATATCGATTACATTATAACCCCAAATGGATGTCTGAACATATTCTTCCACCTCATTGGCAAGTTTTAACATACTATCCTTTCTTGTGAATGAATGTTCGGGGTGTAACGACTTACAAATCTTCTTTGGGTCAATACCCAATATTTTACATCT